CTACCAACTTTACTGGAATGACTTCGGATGTAAAAGAGGCTTCCATGTTTTTGATACGACTACTCTTAAGACTACTCATTATAGGAATCCCTTTGACGTTTTTGTTAAATTGTATTATAATAATGGAGTTAGTCTCCCAAACGAAAGAGATGTCGAAGGAACATTCGTCAAACTCATCGTAGAAGATAAAGGTGACTATGCTAAGTTTGACTATGCAGTTAAACGTTTGCAAGATATGAACATTGCAGATCTTAAGATTGTAGAAGATCTTAGTATTGCAGGAACTGGTGTTGATGTATTAGAAACTGAAGACACTTTAACATTACTCGATACCTACATAGATGAGATAGATCTACAAGTAAGTAAAGATAATGTGAAGAGTGTGATGAGATCTCTATACATGGAGGCATCAGCAATTTAATGTTCGTATTAACAGATAAAAAATCGGGCGGTATCTATTCCGTTCTAAACAAAGATAATCAAAAAACTGTTCAATGTTTTGAAGAGGAATCTGATTGTCAAAGATACCATGACATGCTTATTGCTAATGATACAGATCATGAACTACTCATACAAGAAGTAGAAGATGAAATGATTGAAGTCCAATGTGGATCTCATGGATATCGTTATATGGTAATAAAATCAAACGACCTAGTTGTCCCTCCCCCTAAAATATTCCCTGATAAAAAATAGTGATTGTATTTGAAACGATCGCATGGAAGAATTTTCTTTCTACTGGCGATCAATGGACTGACATCCAACTTGATGATGCAGGTGCGACACTTATTGTCGGATCTAATGGTGCAGGTAAATCTACTATGTTAGATGCCCTGTGTTTTGCTTTATTTAATAAACCTTTTAGAAAGATAAGTAAGAGTCAACTGGTAAATAGTATAAATGAAAAAGGAACTAAGGTACAAGTCACATTTAGTATAGGGAGGGATGAGTATCGTGTATTCAGAGCAATCAAACCGAATATTTTCGAGCTTTACAAAAACAATAAGTTGGTTGATCAGGACGCTGCGACTAAGGATACCCAGAAATATCTCGAACAGAGTATTCTCAAACTCAACTTCAAGTCCTTCACACAAGTCGTCATCTTGGGTTCATCCACATTTGTCCCCTTCATGCAACTCACCGCACCTAACAGGAGAGAAGTTATCGAAGATCTACTCGACATCAAGATCTTCTCGCACATGAATACGATCTTAAAAGATCGATACAAAGTAGCATATCAACAAAGTAAAGATTGTAGCAACCTTCTATCTATAGCAGAAGAGAGGTTAAAATCACAGGAAAAACTTATAAAATCCTTAAGAGAAGTAAACAGTGTTAGAAGGCAAGAGAAAGAAGATAAAGTAGTACAAAATAAAGCCTTGATTGAGAGTATTGAACAGGATCAATCCCAAAGAAAAGATGAACTCAGTGTACTCGATAAGCAACTGATTGATACAGAATCACATCAATACATATTATCTGACCTTAAATCTAAGACAGCAGATTTAAAATCTGAGATGAAAAGGGTATCTAAGGAGATGAAGTTTCTTAAATCACATGATACTTGCCCTACATGCACACAAACAATAAGTACAGAATTTAAAGAGGGAAAGATAGAGTCACTGACTACCAGTGGGGTTGATTATGCAAAGAAGCTAAAGAAAGAACAAAAAGCTATTGAAGATGTAGTTTCTATCTTAGATGAAGCCAATATGTTATCAATGAAAGCTCATGAATTACGCACTGAGATATCTACATTCGATAGAGATCTTATAAGATTAGATTCTGAGAATCTATCAATAGAAAAAGAACTTAGTAATCTAGTTGCAGCACCTAAGATTGAGAAAGAAGAACATGTTTTAAAAACATTGGTAGATGATTTTGAAGATACTAAGATTGATTGTGGTAAGGTAGCACAGAAGATAGATGAATATCATACAGTAAGAAGTTTACTACAAGATAGTGGCATCAAGAGTCGTATAATCAAGAAATATGTACCAATCTTTAATCAACTTATCAATAAATATCTGCACAGTATGGATTTCTTTGTTAACTTTACTCTTGATGAGGAGTTTAATGAAGAGATCAAGAGTCGTTTTAGAGATGATTTTTGTTATGCATCATTCTCAGAGGGTGAAAAACAAAAGATTGACTTAGCACTTCTCTTTACATGGAGAGAGGTAGCACGTATGAAGAACTCAGCAGCAACTAATCTGTTGATTCTTGATGAGGTATTTGATAGTTCTCTTGATGCTGATAGTACAAACGCATTGCTTTCTATACTAGGAACGTTAGGAAACAATACGAACATCTTTGTTATATCACACAAAGGTGACATTCTTATTGAAAAATTTCATAGGACATTAAGATTTGAAAAGATCAACGACTTCTCTAAATTGGTGGACGATTTATAAGGTGTCCACTTTTTGTTTGCAAACACATCTAAAGGTACTATAATATGGGTATAGACGAGACACCCATGCTAATCAACCAAGAAGTAAAAGGACAACTTGCAAAACTACTTGCAACAGAGAACCTTACAATCGAACATCGTAAAGTCACTACAGCATACTTTGATGTAGAGAAACGTATCTTATGTCTTCCTATCTGGAAGTCTGCTTCTAATACAGTATACGATTTACTTGTAGGACATGAGGTTGGTCATGCATTATTCACACCTGCAGACAAACTAAATGGTGCAGATAGATCATTCGTAAATGTTCTTGAGGATGCACGTATCGAACGTATGATGAAAGTCAAGTATCCTGGTCTTCGTAATACATTCTTCAAAGGTTATCAAGAGTTATGGAATGATGGGTTCTTCGGTGTATCAGATGACGATATAGAGCAACTATCTTTGATTGATCGTATGAATTTATTCTTCAAAGGTAATTCATCACTAGACTTTGATTCAGAAGAGCAGGTATGGGTAGATCGTGCAGCAACTACAAAAACTTTTCAAGATGTACTAGACCTAGCACGTGATATGATGGATCGTGCAGAGCAGAAAGATCAAGAGAAAGTAGATGAGACAGAACTTCCAGAGATACCATTCAACGGAGAGAAAGATGGTGATGGTGAGTATGAGTTAGGTGAAAAGCAACCTGCACCTAAAGGACAGGGAGAAGATGGTGACTCTCAAGGTAGTCCAGATCGAAGAGAGGATGAGATAGACTTTGATGATGACTATGAAGACGAGGGACTAGACTATGATACACAAACTACAGGTGAGCAAATAGGTGGTGGCACTACTCTAGGAACAGATTTTACAACAGTAAAAGAAACAGAGTGTGTCACAGAGGAAGCACTAGCAGAATCTATTGAGTCTCTTGTTGATGAAGATTCAAGAGAGTGGGTTTATCTTTCACTACCTAAGATCAAAGATATTAACAAAGTTATTATTGGACACAAAAAAATTCAAGAAGATCTAATACAACATTTTGATGATGAGTACAACAAAGACTTAGACCCAACAGAAAATAGTGATTGGAGACAACATCAAATCAAAGAGCAAAAAGCAGCAATTGATTTTTCTAAAGACCACTACTTAAAATTCAAGAAGTCAACTGGTAAGACAGTAAACTATCTTCTTAAGCAATTTGAAATGAAGAAGTCTGCTGACCAGTACAAGAGACAGGCAACATCTAAAACTGGTGTTATCAATACTCAATCTCTATACAAGTACAAGTTGACAGAGGATATCTTCAAGAAGATTACAGTAATACCTGATGGTAAGAATCATGGTCTTGTTATGTTCCTTGATTGGTCTGGTTCTATGAGTCAGTGCTTACTTGATACACTTAAGCAAACATACAACCTAGTATGGTTCTGTAAGAAAGCAAACATTCCTTTCAGAGTCTATGGTTTCCAGAGTGGATATCATTCTTCTTATAGATTTGGTTCATACTTACATGAGGGTTTTGAGCATCAAGAACATCAACTTGCAGTTGGTGACGATTTCAGATTACTTGAGTTCCTTTCATCAAGACAGAACAATAGATCACTAGAGAGTTCTATGAAAGCACTTTATATGCAAGTATTTTCAATGAACAACTACAACATCAAAGGATGTGAAAAGTATGGTCTTGGTGGTACTCCTCTAGCAGAAGCAATCTACTGTGCAAAAACAATCGTTGCACAAATGAAAGCACAAGAGAAAGTTCAGAAAGTAAATGTTGTATGCTTAACTGATGGTGAAGCAAATCCAATGAACTATACTACTAGACAATCTTGGGATGAAGATGATGATAGACTACGTTCAAGAAACGTTTGCAGTAGTTCTCATGTATTCGTTCTTCGTGATAAGGCAACTGGTTATCAGAAACGTCTTAATGGTAGTCCTTACCTAACCACTAAAGAGATCGTATCATACATGAGATCAATCACAGACTACAACTGGATAGGTATTCGTTTATGCTCTAAGTCTGAAGTAAACAGAGTAATCAGAAACATTACTGATAACTTTGATGACATTCAAAAGTATGATAAGTTATGGAAGAAAGAGAAGTTTATCTCTATCGTAGATGATGCAGGTTTCAATGAAGCATTCTTTATGCCTGATAGAAACAATGGTTCAGATTCTGAGGAACTAGAAATCAAACAGAAAGGTGTTGAAGCAACCAGAGCAGAGTTGAACAGAGCATTCAAAAAGCACATGAGTTCAAAGATGCAGAACAAAACCATTCTAAATAGATTCATTGCACAGATAGCATGATTGTTGATGACGTTGCACAGACCATTCGTAAGATAACGAGTGGTCTCCCTGATGTAAAACACTTACCAGAAGATCCTTACCGAAGTATTGTTAAGGATGATATCGTCATTAATAATGAAATGTGGACATGCACTGGTCTTAGAAAGATACATTTAGAAACTTGTAAAACAAAATACTTAGATGTACTTCACTGTGTATTATTTCCAGAACCCAGATATAAATTACCTATCTTTGGATGTGATATAATAGCAAACAATCGTATAGTCACTGCTGCTATCGTAGATATATCTCCTGTAAAAGGAGTTAGGGGAGAGTTCTATAAAGATATAAAACCAATAAGTGAAAGATATATGGATTTTGATTTCCGTAAACTACCTGAGTGGGCAGATATATTTTCTCCTCATTGTAAGTTTATGAGATTGCATAAGCAAACTGAACAGATAATGTATGTGCAATTATTGGAAGAGTATCTTCAAGTATATGTAAATGCAGTAAGTAAGGCAGAGAAGTGTATGGATATAGATGCTACCTATGATAGATATCAAGATCAGGTATATTATTGTCAGCAACAAAAACAAAATAAAAAAACTGAAGCAGTACTGGGTTCATGGTTTGACCCAACTTGGGCAAAACATTATATAGATAATGTATTATTTGATAAACCAAAACCCTTTGTTATCTTGTGACAATAAAATAGGTGTCCACTCAAGGCTTCATTTCTTATACAATGCATGCTATACTATGTGTATAGACAACAAAGAAAACCATGCCATTCCAAGCAAAATTCACAGAAGACGAACTACTCACATACTTCAAGCAGTTCGGTTCAGACATATCTGCAGAGAACGTTAAGTCTGCTGCAGCACACCTTGGTGTAAAAGTTCAGAGTGTCACAAAACGCATGAACAAAATCTCTCGCCTTCAGAAGGTAGGTCGTGGTAAGTGGTGCTTAACTGCTAATGAGATACTCAAAGCATATGAAGCACCTGCAGCAACAAAACCTGCACCAGAGACAAGATCATACATTCCTTCTAAGAATGCTGAGTTTGTACCATTTGGAAACTATAGTCCACTCAAGAAGATTATACAATCCAAGATGTTCTATCCTGCATTTATCACAGGACTATCAGGTAATGGTAAGACCTTATCAGTAGAGCAAGCATGTGCGATGCTCAACAGAGAACTTATCAGAGTAAACATTACTATTGAAACAGATGAAGATGATCTTCTTGGCGGTTTCCGTCTTGTTAATGGCGACACCGTTTGGCACAACGGTCCTGTTATCGAAGCCCTTGAACGAGGTGCAATCTTGCTCCTTGACGAAATCGACCTTGCCTCTAACAAAATCCTCTGCCTTCAGAGCATCCTTGAGGGAAATGGTGTTTTCCTTAAAAAGATTGGCAGATATGTTAGACCCACCGCAGGATTCAACGTCATCGCAACCGCAAATACTAAGGGTAAAGGTTCAGACGACGGAAGATTTATTGGAACTAACGTGCTCAACGAAGCATTCCTTGAGCGATTCCCTGTCACCTTCGAGCAAGACTACCCCTCTGCCTCAACAGAAACAAGAATCTTAATCAACAATGGTTGTGATAAAGATTTTGCAGACAACCTAGTCAAGTGGGCAGGTGTTATTCGTAAGACATTCTTCGATGGTGGTGTAGATGAGGTTATTACAACTCGTAGACTTGTACACATCACTCAAGCACACTCTATCTTTGGAGATAAGTTAACTGCTATCAAGAATTGTGTAGCACGTTTCGATGATGATACTAAGAACTCATTCCTTGATTTGTACACAAAAGTTGATGCAGGTGAGGAAATACTTGACAAAGAGGAGACCTCTGAGGTAGAATAACTGTATGAGAAAATTCAGTGAAGATGAAATCTTAAAAGAGATTTCTGAATATGTTGACAAAACCTACGGAGCACATTACTCTGTAGGTAGTGTTCAAACACTAGATCTTATTGAATCTGTCGGAGACGCTGAGGCATTCTGTAGGAGTAATATCCTAAAGTATGCCTCTCGCTATGACAAAAAAGGTACAGCACGTAAGGACATCATGAAGATAATCCATTACGGAATGCTACTATTACATTTTAATGATAAACATGACGGTAATTACCAAACCCACAATTGAAGTACTTAAGAACTTTTGTTCCATCAACAAATCTATTGTTATTAAACCAGGCAATCAAATTGCAACGCTCAGTATTAACAAGAACATACTTGCTATCGCTGATGTCGAAGAACAGTTTGATTCGCAAATCTCTATCTACGACTTGGGTGTATTCCTTGGAGGTCTATCTCTGTTTGACCAACCTAAGATCGATACAACAGCAGAAAATTATCTGACAGTAAGTGATACACATGGTCGCACAAAGACAAGATTTTTTTATGCTGACCCTGATATTATTACTCAACCTCCTGAGAAAGAAATTGAATTACCTTCAGTAGATGTCAAGTTTAATCTTGAAGCAGGTGTACTGAATCAATTACAACGTGCAGCAAGTGTATATCAATTACCTGATTTATGTTTGTTCTCTACTGACGGTGTAATG